ACTCATATCTATTTCTTCACGAATAAATCCAAAATCAACAGTAATAAAATCAGCTGGTCCTCCTGGCTCAGCTGCTAATATACGATCATTCACAGTACTGAATTGGAGGAAATCATTTAGGTAAGCAGATAAACCAGGAATAGTTTTTTCAGCTTGAGATATAATACGTGAGTTAGTATCATAAACACCATCATCAACTCGAACATTACCATTATAAACATCATAAACTGGACCTACTAATTTCCAAGGTATAGATATAGTGTTATATGATTGAAGAGCTACTGTATTATTTGTTAATTTTTTATAGTTAATTTCATTTAACTCATAAATGTTTCTCTCTGGAGTTTGAGTTAATTTTAATTGAGCGAAATATCTAGTAAAATATCCTTTAGAATACTCTAAGAAATCAGGTCTAATAAAATCACTTGATAATAAAGGAGTCTCTAAAGCATTGTTATACTTTTTAGTGAATCCAATAACTCCAGCTTGATTTTTAGCTACATAGTTGTTATCAATAACAATAGGAGGTCTAGTATCAGTTAATGCTTGAGATTCAGGAGTATGAAATTCACCTGTCCAATATAGTCCCTTATTATCTTTATGATAATATCCTGAATAGTATAGTTGAGTAGATGCTACAATAAATCGTAGATCTTGACTATATCCAGTTTCGGCTATATTTGCTGATGAAATACTCATTTTTTATTTAAGTCCTGATTTTACTTTTGAGTCAAATTGTTTTTGATACCATTTAGAAGTATAATATGATAAATTATCTGGGCCATCTGTCCCCCAGAATATAGATATTGGGCTTGTTCCTCCTCCTTTAAATACTGTTTGAGCTGTTTTATCAAAATAAACGTTATCTAGATAATTTAGATAGAAAGTCCATAATTTTTGAACATTTATATATTTAGACTCTCCAGTATATACAATATCATTAATTTTACCAGTAGCGTCTACCTGTTGTGATTCAGAGGGAGCTGGTGTTGTATCAATTTGCTTTTCAAAAAATTCAGGTAAACTAGTACCAGGAATAATAGGGTCTAAAGTGAATTCAGATCCATTAACTGTGAATTTTATTTGAGGTATACTTAAAAATGAATTAGCTTTTTCTACTTCTTTCTTTTTTACTTCTGAACGTACTCTAGAAGCTTCAGAATAAGTTTGTCCAGTAAAAGTTTTTATATTAGTACTTTCAGCTACATTTCCTCTTTCTAAAGATTCTTCAAATCTTCTACGCTCATTTTCTTCTACTTCTTTTGCGGCATCATCAAGTGCTTTTTTATCTTTAACTGATTTTTCTTTATCAAAAATAAATTGTTTAAAATAAGCAGAATTAAATGTAACTTTAGTACCATCACTTGGATTAACTACAATAGCTATATCACTAACAGTTTTAGGAAAATATGATAATAATTCTGTTTCACTAACTGGTTTTAATCCTTTTCTATATGATGGGTTGTAGTATGGATCATTAAATCCTATATCTTCTTTAACTTGAAAACTTCTAACCCAGTTTCTTAAATAAGCATCAAAATCTAATATATTACTTCCTATACCATTGAAAATGTTAGCAATTCTATCATATGTTACATTTTTAGGATCAATAGGTAATTTTTCTTTAGTTGCTAAAAGATGATAAGTAAGATAAACTAAATAATCAGCCATAGCATATTTTAAGTAACTTGCTGCTTTTAATCCACCTATTATAGAAGTAATAATTTTTTTCAATTGATCTTTATTAACTCCTTCATAAGGTAAGTCATCATTATCTAATAAACAAACTTGAGTTGATATATTTGTTACCCAATCGTTTCCTCTTAAAGAATGACTTTGTTTTGTTATGATAAAACCAATATTTTTATTATGGTAATCTTTAGGTAAAATACTTCTATCAATTCTAAAAATCTGGCCAGTAACAAATCCACTAATACCATCTAATGTTATTTCAAGTTCAAAAGGAATTAATGCTTTAAAGTCAACATCTTTACCATTAATTTGATAATGAGTTGTTTTTAATAAACTAGCAGCATTGATAATTTCATTTTCTTGAGGAAGATGAGTTATTTTAAATGTTGTTGTTTTACCTTGGAATGTATTTGTACCTAAAACTTTATAGTTAATATAATTAGTTAATGATAAAATATTAGATGCTATATTATAATAATAAACCACACTTCCTGAGTATTCAGTTCCATTAACTACAATTTTTTCAGTTGGTTTACTAGTATCATATTGTAATTTACCTATAACTCTATCTTCTAAACCTCTATTAAAAGCAGTTTGAGTAGAACTATAAATATCTCCAACGTTATTATAACCAGAAGAAGCAGCTCCAATAGCCATCATAGTTGATTGTTCAGAAAATATTCGTGAGTTAATTTTCACATCACGGCAAATACTTTTTAGACCAATTAAATCAAATACAAATTTATCATTTTTACTTCCATTAGGATCAGTTTTACTTTCTAAATATTGAGCATCAATAATCTGAACTGTATTTCTAGAAGTGTAAATGGTAAAGTTATTAATACCACCTAAAGATAAGTTGATACTTTCCATAACTTCTTTAAGTAAGTCAATAATAGAAACTCCATCTCCTGATCCATATAACTGTCTATATATATCAATAACTTTTTGTACTGATATACAAACATTACCTAAAGCTCCTACGTTTGTTTTGCTATTTGAACCTAATATAATACTAGGTATATTAGCGCCTAAATAAGATATATTACCATTACTGCTATCAACATTCCACATTCTATAAACTTCAGGGTTAAATCCATCAGTTTTACTAGTTACAAATGTAGCTTTAGGATTATTTATTAAACATGTTGTTGGATCTATAGATACTGTATCTTCACTTATTAAAAATGGTGTTTTATAAGGTAAAACAATATCTATAAGATTATCATATGTTTTTTCTGTCTTATATATAAAAAATGTATTTAATATAGCTATAAAAGAATCTAATGTGATATATTCTATAGCAGAACCATTAGTACCACCATCAATAGGTCTAATATAAAATCCTCCATTTTCATTATCTCTAATATTAAAGTTATTCTGAGGTTTAATTTCGTTTACATCATACCTTTTTAGTTTTGCTTTTTCTACTCTAGCTATAATATCATCACCTACTGATCTAACTACATCTCTAATTTGTTGTTGTTGAGCAGTATTAGTAGCTGGAGTCATGTTAGCAGGAGTACCATCAGCATTAGTGGTAGCAGTGGTGTTTAGTTGTCCTTGCTTAGCTGTTATTTCTGAGTCATTGATATAACCTATAAGATTTAGAAATATGTTTTCAAAATAACTAAGTGATGGTTTTTGTTCAGCATCAGCTATAGATGTTATGATTTGGGCGTTTTGTGTCTTACTACCAATGATCACATTTGGGTTAGAGCTAGCTTTTATTGTTTCTAAAACTTCACCTCTAGATATTAATGTTGTTGAACATTGGTAACCACCATTAGGCATTAACTGCCATGAGAAATTTTTAACATAACCTAACATAGCATCATAATTACCACGATACTTGTCAATTAATTTTTCTATTTCCTCATATATAGCATCTTCAGTGTAATTCTTAAAAGCATCTATACCTGTAGAAAAATTTTCTATTGTTATATTATCAGGAACTTTATTAACATTATTAGCTACTGAATGATTTAAATATTGAGACCATCCCCACTCTAGCAAACATGTATAGCCTGGTCTCATATAAAGAATTTCTAATTCTTCTAATTGATGTCTATCCCAAGCATAAAATGTTACAGTAGCTTCTCTTAAAGAACCATAAGCAGATATATTAATAATATTAGCTGATTCAATACCAGGCATTGGTCTAATACCATAAAGTCTATCAACTACATTTCCATTAGCTGATATTCTGTCTATATCACTTCCATAAGCAGTTCCTGATTGGTTAACTCCTACTCCTGACCTTAAGTCTTTATTGTTAAATAAAGTACCTCCTTCTAGAACGTATTTTTTGGCTAGTTGATCTTCTTTATATCTTCCATCATCTACCCATTTTCCGTTTTTAAAAACTTTTGAATTATAGTTTACGAATGAAGATAACTTAACCCAAGCGTTTTTACCAGCTACATAGCGTAAAAATTTACTGTCTCTAGGTGCTACACCAGCTTTATATATTGGGTTGCCTTTAGCGTCTACTTCTTTAGAATCGCCCCATTGTGAGACTACAGTTTCACGAGCTTTTAGTTGAGCAGCTATGGTAGGATCAAGTGTACTTTTAAATATAGACATAACACTTTTAACTATTTAAATTTTCAAAATCAGTTAAAATTTGATTAATATTACTTGGTATTCTTAATTGAAATCCAAGTGTTGGATATAAAGAATCGTTAGGTAAATCAGGATTAGATATTTGTATAATCCACCATAATGATGAATCTTTGTAAAATTGATGAGCTAAATTATCTAGTCTATCACCAAAAATAGTACTTATATAAACATCATTTTCAGACAGCGGTATATCTGGGTAACGTGTTGAAGCGCGGTACCTAATTATTTTTGGGTATTGAACCGTTGGTTTAGTCTGAATTATGGGAATGTTACTATAGCGTTCCATGGCAATAAATATGACTGTATTACATTTTTACAGTTAAAAAATTTATTACTGTTCTGGTTTTATAGGGGCTAAGTATTTGTTGTTTGGATCTTTACGAGTAATAAATGGTGTGTCAGCGTATTTATCTGATTTTACTTTTCTAGGCAAGAAGTTATGTATTGGTTTGAATGATAAGTTAACCTTAATATGTTTAGGTACTTCATATTGCATTCCATCTTTTTCATCACCTTCAGGCTCAGATAAAGCTATTTCCCAATTTGAATCTAACATACCTGATAATTTAATATCAGTGAATATTCCTGGTTGTCTGTATAAGTAATCACCAACTGTTAAATAACCTATATTGCCTCTCATTTTATTGAAGTTATTATAATCAGGAGCAAATGTAGACATTAAGTAGTTTAATTTTTGATATATTGGTCTCATTTCTTCTGGTGAATGAGCATATAAAGTAAAATCAACTCCTATATCTCTTGTAAACCCATTATATACATAGAATTCTTCACCACGTCCCATATAACGATATGAGTCCCATTTGGCATTCATTCCGTCATTAAAATCGTTTAAATAGGCCCTAAATGCTAAAACATCAGTTTGTGTTGTAGCTAAATCATTATTTAAAAACTCAATTCTAAATTTGATTATATCACGACCAAAATAACCACTTATTTTATCTTTTAAGTTTTCATCTATAGCTTTGTTTTCATAAACCTTAGCGTCTGTATTTTTAACTTTCGCACCTGCTAATGTATCATAAAAAACATTACTATTAGTTATATTAATAACATTTATAGAATCAACATTATGAGATAATTTAGTATTATTAGGACCATACTTACTAGTAGATGTACCTATTCTTGATTGTATATTTCTTGTTCTATAAAGAGGATGATTATAAACAGCAAAATCATTATCTGCTATTCCATCATTAACTTCATCTATTTTATTTTGTAAGTCTATAGCATCATTAAGTAACTCAGTAGAATTACGATTTAATTGATCTGCTAAAGCACGATCATCATCTGTTATTGATGATTCACCAGTAATTGGATTAACAATATCATCTGATAGAATACTAGCTTTAGCTCTATTAGTAAGAGATTGGCCTAATAAATCAAAAACTTGCTGTTGTTGAGAATTAATAAAACCTCCGCTAGTTATTGTTCTATATCTATCAATATAAGATGATATATTTTTATATGATAAAGTGAAAAATCTTGGATTATCAGTTTTTATAGAGGTACTGTAAATTTGTGTTTTTCCTATACCATAAACTGAAGAGGCACCACCATTATATTCTTGTAGTAAAATAGGTGTTGTATCTCCTAAAGTTGTGTTTTTGAGTTTATCTAAATAACCAACTAATCTATTTTTACCATTTTTATCATTAGTTAAAGCTACATTTTCATAGTTGTAACCTTTAATATTATTTCTACTATCATTATCTAAAAATCCTACTCCACCAACAGGAAGTAAACCATGTCTAATAATATGTCCTCCAAACGCATTAAGAGGAACTTGAGTTAATGTATTTAAACCTAAATTATATAATTGAGTATTGTTGTTACTTAGAGTTCTAAAATCTTCTGGTTGTTCTAATTTTGGATTTGATAATTGTAATCCAACTTGTTTAGCTATCCATATAAGACCTTTAGGTGATTTTAAAAAATTACCCACACGAGCTGTGTCTCTAAGTGAGGCTAACCCAGCATTTACAACACCTCCTCTAATAAGACCATCATCAAATGAAGTGAACTTAAGTCTTGGTTGTTCCGGTTTTTGAGTATAAGTAACATTATTAGGACTAGAAAAAGATCCATTACTATTAACAGAGTTATAGTATGGGGCCAAATTAGACCACGCATTATTTAGGTTTGAAAAAGGCATTAGTATCTTCCTTCTTTAGGTCCTTTATTTTTATAAACATCTCCTATTGGTAATCCATTTCCATCTAATTGAGATGCAGATACAAATACTGTAAATCTTCCTTTACCATATTTTCTACCAGTTAATAAATCTTGAGATGATATTATTTTATTATTTTGAGCTCTTGCTTGAATATCTGAAGTAGACATTTGACTTACACTTTCAAAAGATGGTTGTGTTTTACCTTGTAAACCTAACCCACTAAAAGGTAATCTTTTTTCAAGTACAAATCCAGTACCTGTAGCTGAATTAAAAGTAGGACCAGAGTTAGCTGTACCTGAAATTCTAGTATATTCTTTAGGGGTAACGCCACCTAAATCTAAACCAGAAGGTGCTACTTTAACTCTATTTGGAGCTTGACCATATGTTCTTCCAAGAGTCATATCTTGAGAAGAAACTATTTTATTATTTTGAGATAAGGCTTGAATGTTTGATGAAGTACGTTGCCCTTCATTTTCAAAGTTAGGTCCAGGTTGTCCTTTTAAACCTAATAAGCCTGTTTTTAATTTATCAAATAATGCCATGATATTGTTGTTTTATATAAATATGATTAACTTGTAGCTAATTTACTATTGCCTGAGAACATACTTGTGTTTGTATTTATTCTACCCAGATCTTCATTGTTGATTGTTAATTTAACTGGTCTAGATGATAATTGTTCAATTAATTCGTTTGTTTTCTTTTGAGTTTCATCTCTAGCAGCTTTATCTGCTTCTTCTTTTTCTCTAGTAGCTTTCATTTCAGTTACTAAACTACTAACACCTCCAATTAATCCACCAACAACCGCCCCAACAGCTGTTCCAAGACCTGGTATGACAGAACCCAAAGCAGCTCCAGTTAAAGCACCAGAAGCAGCTCCTCCTACTGTACTTACAGCTGTTTTTCCATCTCCTGTGTCCATATTTGAAGTAATAGCTGAAGTGGCTAACCCAACACCCATACCAGCTAAACCTAATCCTAAGCCACCACCAAATCCACCACCACCTGTTCCTACTTTGTATTGTTTAAAAGCAGCAGCACGCTGAGCAGGAGTCATTCCTTTTCCAGCTACAGATGTTTGAAACTGATTCCAATTCATCATTCCTCCTCCACCCATTCCTCCAATCATTGTAGGTCTAGTAACCATTGGATTAGCATCAGTACCACGTTGGAATAGTAATCCTCTTAAACCACCAGCCATTAATCTAGTAGTAGCTAATAACAATGGAGCTCCTAAAATAGCTGCTCCTAAAGCATTACCTAATCCACCACCAGTCATTTTACTAAATCCACCAAGTATTCCTTCAACTCCCTTTAATCCTTTTTCTATATACTTGTATATAGTAGCCATTGGGCCAGATGCTATTCTTGATAGAATAGATGATATTTTTTCAAATGTATATTTTTGTAATTCAGCTAATGATTTAGCTTCAAGATCTTTTCTAACACTTTCTTCTACTGTTATGCCTCTTTCTTTAGCTAACCTAAGTTGTTCAGCAGCTGATTTTGTTGCATCCGCACCTAATTTGTTTTCAAATTCACGTTTACGAAGCATATCACCCATTTCTGAGGCTGACATTCCAAATGCTTCAGCATATGCTTGTCTTTGAAGAACATTCATTCTTTCAAACTTATGAATGTTGCCTACTTCCTCAGCTATAGCTGTGGTTAATTTAGCTGTATCACCACTTAAAGCAGCTGATCTGGCTTTTTCTAGATTAATAGCTTTACCAGTTAATAATTCGGCTTTAAGTTCAGCTTCAATTGATTGTTCAAAATTAAGTAATGACTCACCAATTTTATCTACTTGTTCTAATGTTAATCCTAATCTATCAGCTTGTAAAACAGCTTTAGCTAATTCACTAACATTACCTTTAAATTTAGTTAATATATCACCGCTAACTGAACTTACTTTTTGTAATACTTTTTGTTGACTTATAGTACCACCAAATTGAGCTTTTTGACTAACAGTTGTTTTAATAACTGTGTTTAAAATATCATCATTGGATTGTCCTATTTCTCTACCTAATACAGCTAAATGAGCATTTTGTTCTTCACTTAAACCATAGTAGTGAGATAATTTTTCAGCTGTAATAGCTTCTTTATTAGTGAATGCAATTGATGTACCTAATGCTTCATTTAATTTATATCTACCTTCTAATATTCTAGCTTCAGTAACAAAAGCATTTCTTTGTTCAGCAGCATATTGATAAGCACTCTCATATAATGCTTGAGATTGCTCTTTACTTATATTTAATTGTTTACCTTGATCAACTATTCTTTTATTAACACCACCATATAAATCAAAAAATTTCTTAATTAAACCTATTTGGGCTGTAAATAAAACTACAGGATCAGTTAATTTTTTACCAATCTGACTAAATGTAGTAGTTAAACCTGAACCAAATGCTGCCCATTTATTACCTGTGTTAGCAGCTGTTTCATAAACGTTTTCTAGTATTTTTTCAGTGTCAACTAATTTTCCTAATAAAGGAATTTGAGATATACCTTCAAATATCTTACCTGTTAAACCAGCTGTTTTTTCAATTTGTTTAGCTCTAGTTAATTGAGCAGTTAATGTAGCTACTTGTTGTTTAGATGCTTCTAGAGCATCATTTCTCCATTGAGCTTCTTCTTTAGTTAAAGTGCCAATTTCTTGCTCTAATAATTCAAATGTAGCAGCAGCTTTATTTTGCTCACGTAATGATTTATTAATCTGAGTTTGAATAGTGCTTGATCTTAAAGCACCACGATTTAATGACTCTTGATTTTCTGCGATTGTGAAAACATCTTTAGCAGATGCTTTAAGTGTTTTGGCTAGATCTTTATAATAATCATTAGCTGTTTGCTCAACCTCTTTACCAATTTTTTGCTGTAATTTAAACTGCTCAGCTAAATTATTAGCAATTGAGTTAAGAGTATTATTAGTTATCTTTAACTCATCATTTAATTTGTCTTGTAATTGTATTTCTTCTGGGGTAGCCATTTGTATACTTGCAGTTTATATCACGTATAAATATCAAAAGCGCCTATTTTTTAGGCGCTCTTGCGTTAAATGCGAAATCTGGTATTGGTGGACGTTCTCTAGTGGTTTTATTTGGTTGCGCTGTTTCTGTTCCACCACTCATATTGAATTTTTTATCTATTTCTTCTTGTTGTTTTTCAACAAGTTCTGATAGTTTTTGTAAATAATATTGTCTATATCTTATAGGCATATTATATACTTGATCATGAGTGAATCCACCTTGACTATGATAACAAAGTAAAAATACTTCGTCTAGTATTATTTTCTTATACTCCGGAGTCAGGCCAAAAAAAGCTAACCCCAATTGGTAAATCGATGCCCTCCACTACATCGCCGTTAGATTTAACCGCGTTGACTTTCATGTCAACATCTGGCATCACTTTGTTAATTTGTTCGCGTAAAGCTTTTACATCTCTAGCTAACATATTTTCAGCAAATTCTCTAACCGCTGCTGTTTCTCTATCACCATTAACTGCTACAATAGTATGTTTCAAACGAGTTGTGACATCATATGAACCTTGAGCATTAATTTTTTCTAAACCTTTAATTTCTTTATCTATTTTTTGCTCATCACCATGTGTTAATAACTTGAATGTAACCATAGTTTTAGAGAATGGTAATTCAAAATTAAATTCATTTTTACCTGGTGTGAATAGACTTTCATCAATTTTCTTAGTATCTAATGTTGTTAAATCAACAGTGGCTTTTTCAGCTCTACCTGTATTAGGATCAACAAAGGTAAAATCATAATCTTTACCATATCCTAAAATACGAGCTGCTATCAAAATAGCGTTTTTATCACCATTTAATAACATATTATAGTCTATACCTGTTGTCACAATCATTGATTGTAATAACTTATCAATAACTGTTCCTTGACGAATAAAGTTAGCATTAGATAGAATATCTTCTTCTTTTGCAGTCATGTACTTCATTTCAATAACACCTTTTGATAATGGTGATTCAGGAGGGTAAATTAAACCTTTAGAAGGTAAATCGATTTGTTCAGTAGGATACTTAAACTTTTGTTCCATAACGTTTATATTGTTTTTATATATATAAATATACAAAGATAAAAGAAGTCATCCTTTCGGATGACTTTCTTATTAAATATATGGATGAACGATTAGTAGTTCAGGATACAATAATCCATTGCTATTGTTAAGCTGATTGAAACATACGCTTCGTTAGCCCAATCGTATTCACCAAAGTTAGCTTCTTTAACAAAAGAACCTTTAACTATCCACTCACCAACTACATCACCAACAGGACCTAAAATGTCTAAACGTAAATCTTTTTTATAGAAATCACTATAGCCATCACGTCCAGTTACTGATTCGTGAGCCAAACGAGCCCATTCCATTACAGCTTGAGCGCCACTTGGAGTTACAGGATCATAAAGTTCTAAAGTCATATCATTCCAACGAACTTTACCCTTAACTTTACGGTAAACGTTGATATGATCTAATACGATTTCACCAGCGTTGAAAGACGGAGTTGAAGCTTTTCTAATTAAATATGAAGGGATACCGTCAATATACATTAAAAAGCGATTCTGAACTTTTGGTTCAAAAGCGGTGAACATAATTTCGGTAGGATCTAATACTGCCATTGTATTGTTATTTTATATAAATATTAATAGTTATTATTTTTGCGCAACTGGATTTTCAACTGGTTTCTTTTCAGTTTCAGCGTCTGATTGCATTTTATTTAAGTAACTTAATACCATTTTATAGTTTGGGTTACTATCAAGACCAGATAACTGAGAACCTTTTTTATTTTTTAACCACATCATTAATGCTTCAATTACTCTAGAGTAATCTTTTACATTAGTTACTGCTGATGCTAATTTTGTTAAAGAAGGGCCAACGCCAGCAACCGAAGTATCGGCTGCCGCGTCGTCCTTAAATTCTTTTATTTTTTTATCTTTTATCATTTGTTATTTTTATTAACTTCCGAATTCTACACCAGTTGGTAAGATGTTGAAATCTAATAAGATAAATTCAGCTGTACGAGTTGGTTGTAAGTAAATTTGTCCTACTAATTGGTTTCTATCAATTACATCTGGAGTGTTGTTTGTATCATCCATTACTACTCTGAAAGCATATAAACCTTGTCTTTGTTGTACACTTTCTAAGTATGGAGTAACTTGAGATAAGAATCTGTTTCTTGTTACAGTTGTATTTTGTTCAAATACTAATGTCTTAGAAACATTACCAATGTAACGCTTAAGAGCAATTAATAATCTACGAACGTTAATTCTATCTAAAGCACTAGCTTTTTGTTGTAATGTCTTTTGACCAAATGCTGTAACACCTACGTTAGGGAAAGTAGCGATTGGGTTAACTTTACCAGCATATAAATTATCACGATTTGTTGGAGATAATTTTCTTTCTGCTTGAATAACACCACCTAAACCACCACGATTTAAACCAGCAGGAGCAAACCATTCAGCACTTACATTATCGTTGAAAGCATAAACACCAGCCATAATTGTTGAAGCAGGTACCCATACGTTTCTACCAGTTTCTTGAGATACAACTTGAACCCAAGGCCAATAAGCACCAGCGTAGTTAGTATCTAAACCTTGTGCTTCAGTTACTGGAGTGTTAATAGTTGAACCATATGGAGTTAAATCCATAATATAGAAATGATCACCTCTTTCTTCAGCATTTGAAATATAATTTGTTTGAGCTGTAGCGTGATCAGCTTGTTGTAAACCTGGAGTGATTAATAATTCATAATCATAATCGTCTTTGTTACTTAAAATGTTACTTGCAGTAGCATAGTTAGCAACTGGAATACCTTGAGGAGCTGTAGCTGAGTTGTTTTGGAATAAACTGTTTCCAATAAATGGAATGTCATTACCAATAGCACCACTAAATGCACCACCAAATGAACCACTACCAATTTGAGGTAATGAAGCTGAATAGCTTTGGTTATTTGAATCTGTAGCAACACCACCTACGTTATTAAAATATGATGGAGTATCTCTAACAGATTTAACTCTTACATAGCGGCTATTGTTTGGATAGCTACCAGATAATTGAATATAATATCCACCCATATCAACATCATAAGATACAGTTCTTGATTGATCACCAATTACTGCTGCGATATAGTTAGGTTGTAATGGATCTAAAGATACATTAGAATAAGTTTCTAAAACAACTTTAGTATTTGTATTGTCATCACCACGACGAACTAATACTGTGAAAGTACCTTGTTGTAAATTTACATTTGATACTTCCCACTTAACGTTATCTTGAGTTCCAGTAGCTAAAGCACCATTACTTAATAAAGAACTAGTGTTGTTGTTCATTGTACCAACATTGATTGTTTCTAAAACAAACGATGCTGT